GTTGCTAAATAAAAGTCTGTGCCGTTGATTTTGTCTGGTGTTATCCATTCGGTTCCTCTTAAAGTTGATGAGCCTTGAATATTATTAACTCCATGAATGTAACTCCAAACACTATATAAAATAGAGCCTTCATTTATTGTGAAGTCAAGTTTAGAAGTTAAACCAGAAGCACTTAAAAAGCCTTTTGCATCATTGTTTGCATGCGCCGTAGTCTTAAATTCTAAAACCGATAGGCTTGGATCTTTAATAATCATAATAGGCTCGCCTACTGTTAAATCAGTTCCTGCTATAATAGCTCCTTCTGGAACGGTTAGAACTATTTCACTTACTTCTTGCATTCTAAGTCTTTCTAACATATATATCAACCTCCTCTAACTTTATAGTAGTTTAAGAAGCAACTTTCTTAAATCTATGAGTATTATACCATAAAGTATAAAATTTGTCAAGTATTTTAGGTAAAAAAAATAAGAGAAGCTTACGCTTCTCAATTGTTTATAAATTATTTAACTTCTGTTAAAGATCCGTCTTCAACGTTAACTGTTACTTCTTTAGCTGGTAATGTAGAGTATGAACCATCGTATTGAGCGTTAGCGTCATCTCCTGCTTTACCTTCTTGTGTTAAGTTACGGAAAATAATCATTTGACCAAAGTCATCTCTTAAAGCTTTTCCTTTGAATGAGAATACTACAGCTTCTGTAGCAGCACTTAAGCTGAATGAGAATGCTCCGTCTAATTTTAATCTAGGAATTTCGATTTGGAAAATGTCATTTAAACCAGTAAATTGGTTGAATAACATAGTGTCACCGATGAATCTGTAAGTTCCAGCGAATTTGTCAGCTAATACTGTTAATTCACTTAAATCTCTACCATTGCTATCAGTTAATCCTAATTCGTATTCATAGAATACACGGTATTTTCCAGCGATGTCTTCACCTTCATTAGCGAAGTTGTAGAAATCTGCAACAGCAACTACATTAGAACCACCTTCAACTTTATCAGTTGTTCTAGTAACTGTGCTAACTACACCGTTGATGATTTTACCAATGTATACATAAGAACCTGCTTTAACAGCTTCTGTTAACATGATATTTTCAGCGCCAGTAGCTAAATCGATAATTTCAGTTTGAGTCATAGTAATTTTAGCTTCGTCACTAGCGTTGTTTAATTCTCCACCAGTTAAGATAGCTAAACTTGACATAGTCATAATAGCGTCGTCGAATTGTACGTCGATATTTTTACTATGAGAAATAGAAGCTAAGATAGGGTTACCTTTACCACCTTGGATTTCAGTAACTTCAGTAGTTCCATCGATTGAAGTAACTTGTAAAGTGTCGAAGTACATTACTGGATATTTAGTAATTAAGTCATATAATGTAACGTCACAAACTGTAACGGCAGCATATTTTCTTCCTTGAATATCTAACATAATGTTTTACCTCCTAAAAATAAATTAACTAAGCCAATGCTTATTGTCTTGACTTTTAGCATCTTTAGAACTAATATATGGGCTTAACATAGTGTGTAATTCATAACGCTCTATATCCACATATTTCATTAAAAGATTTGAAAATTGTAACATTGTCATATTATATACTTCGTCAAAAGTATATCGACCGATAGCAACTAATGCAACAATTTGTTTACCAAACATATCGTCTTTACCAGACTCACCATTCTTGATACGATTTAATTTAGCCTCAGCGGCCTTCATCTTTTCAAGCATAGCTTTTTCTCTAGCAGTCATATTTTTGGTCTCTTTGTATTGTTGTTCCTGATCATCTCTTTTTTGAGTTAATTTGGAAAACAAAGATTTTATGGTGAGGAACAAGCCCAAGTCAAGCAACTCGCCTGTTTCACCTTCCCCTATACTTATAGTGTGAGATAAAGGCAAAAACTCAATTTTTTTGCGGAAAAATATTAGGCAAGATTCTACCAGTGCCTCTCTCATTCGAGGAACTGATAATATATACTCAAACCATATAGTATAATCATCTTTATCTCGTGTATATTCATTCTCTTCTGGAATTAGCTCATCTCTCGTAATGGTCCATATCCTTAACAATAAATTATAGTTTTCTTCTCCCATTGTAACAACATCTCGTACGGTTGGTTGATAAAATTTAAGGCGAGATGTTATTTTAATAGGAGTGCCACTTAAAAGCAAACCTAAACTGTTATTATTCATCTATAACTGTTTCGTAAATCATACGGTATCCAATAAGGATATCGCTAAGTTGCGAATTGATAATAGAAGTTAAACGATATTTAACCCCATCAGTTTGTTTCATATCGTCTTTCATAAGATTGTTAATAGCATGGGCCAATTGTAATGGTCTAATACCTTCATTAATGATCCATTGATTACCTGGAGTAAATACGTCTATTGCTAAAACTGCGTTCAAGGTTGTAGAATCCATATCCATATCTCCGCTAATTAATGACACTACAATAATACTGCCCTCTTCTTCATCATATGGTAATAAAGGTGTTCTGCCTATTTGCTTATCGCGCAAATCTTTGGTAACAGCTTTCCCTTGTAAAGGTTTGTCATCTGTATGAACTAATAATTTTTTTAATTCCTGGTTGTTGTTAAAGACAGTAATGATACGATAAATGTCATTATTAACACTTAAAAAACTGTCTGTTTCTTTTCTATCTTTTAATAATATCATATACTATCCTCCTACACAGTTTGAATTAAGATTTCTTTCTTAATTTCTTCGCCATTTACAATAGCAGTAATTACTATTGTTCCTGCATATTTATCTTTAATATAAATGCTTATTGACTTGCCGTCTTCAGCATAAGTAATTGTATGTTTAACCTTACTAAATACTTCAACTTCCCATTCACCTGCCATATCATCAGATAATATATAGTCAGCCGCAGTATTCCATTCAATAAAGTCACTACCTTCAATATAATATTGTGGAGTATCTTCTACGTGTTCTGGAGATACTAATACTTGGAAAGTTTTTGTAACTAGCGGATTACGTTTTAAAGCACATATAACTTTTGCTTCTCCTAAACCACGTCCAATTAACATTGTGCCATTAACCTCAACAACTTCTGGATGTAATGATGTTAAAGTAAAATGTTCCTCAACCTTAGAACCATCCTTAGTAATTGTTACAGGTATATTTTTAATATCGCCTGCATATAGTTGTAAAGGTTCTTCAATATCCAATCTAATATTATAATCCAATTTAGCAGCAACTCCTGTTCCATCTTCAAATACCATATCACTATCTAATAATTTGTCATCTACCATTGATAAGATAGAAACGTTATCAATAGACACGTTATCGATATTTGTAACTCTATACGCCTTTCCTTTTACGATAAAACGCATTTCATTATGAATTGTTAAGTCTTGTTGAATTGCAGCTATCATACTCCAGTCTGTATCATGTAAAACGATATTATCAAACTTATAATTAACATCTGGAGTATATGTTAATGAGTTTGTAGTTCTACCAGAACTAATATATCCTGGTCTTGTTTGTAATGTTCCGTTATCATCAACCCACTTAAGTTCTCCAGTGCATCGATATGCATAACCATTGAATCCTGGTTGTTCTGGACGGAACATTTTTTGTAGAACGATCCATTTAGAATTGTCCCAAGCTATTAGGCTTCCTCTATCTAAGCCAACTTCGTTATAAGTAATGATATTTGCCCTCTCATAATCTTGCGTAGATTTAGTAGATAGAATAGCTGCTTGAGCCGGAGTTTTTATTTCTTTATGTTCCCCGGTAACATCGTCGATATCATAAGTTAATACTTCAATAGAAAAACCATATTGACTATCCTCAATTAAGGAATCAATACTTTCGCGAACCTTGGTATTTACATATTCGCGTTTGTTTTTCCCTTTGAAGTGAACTCTATTCTTGTATTCTTGAAAAGTTGTCGACATAATCTATCACCTCAAATATTGTTTGGCGGAATATACCGAATTCATAGTATTTTAAAGGAACTACTTTTAATAATACAGCAGCCTTGAAATCATCTTCAAACATACCTAAACTGACTTCTCCTAAAAATTCATCATATATTGTTTGCCATCTTTTGTTTTCTTCTCTCCAACAAAGCATTTTATATAAACTAGATATTAAATGCTTATAAATGCGTTCATTACTCATATTCTCTCTCCTTTCTATCTATTTGGATTATAGATAGTTTCTTTTTTAATTGGTTTTTCTGGCTCTGTTCCAACACCTTGGAAATTGCCAACAATACTTACTCTTTTGTAAGTATATTCTGTTTTTGCTTTACGAGCATCAACTAAATATTGTTGATACATATTTGTTAAGTTTCGTAAATTTTCATTTGGTGAATATGTTTTAATTCCTGCGTCAAAATATTGTTGTTCTATTTTTCTACTGTTATTTAAATAACGCTCTAACCATACTGGCTTCATTAAAACAGCTAGCACTTCTATTTCATCTTCTGTCAATGCTTCATAGAAAACACGACCTCTTTCGTCGCGTTGTCTTAAATTATGTTCAGAGATTCTAGCAAAATCATTAATAGCACTTAATAATAATGGATAAAGCGCTGTGTTTAATTGCTCCTCATCTAAAGAAGCCAAGTATTCGTCTTCTATCTTAGATAGGAAACGATCGTAGATTTCTCTATACTCTGTTATTTTCATAATTATTTACCTTTTTTGTTAATAGTTTTTTTTGTTGATTTTTTAGCAGTTTTTTTAACAACTGGTTTTTCAACGATTACAGGTTCTTCAATAACAACTTCTTCTTCAACAGCTTCTTCTACTTCTTCTTCAGTAGTTTCTTCTACTTCTTCAGCAACTTCTTCTTTAGCTACTTCAACTACTGCAGGTTTAATTTCATCTATTAAATATAAATCAATTTCACTTTCATTTAAACCCATATTATATAATTCTTCTCTAGTAATATTACCAATTTTAATATTTCCCTTGTCAAAAATACGTTTGCTTCCTAGTGAGTCTAAAATGTCTTGTAAACTTGATGCACTAATACGCATTTTTGCTCCGGCTTTTAATAAGTAAGTTCTTTTTTGTGTATCTCTTAAACTTACGTAAGCGTCTCCTATATTTTCTATAACAACTGTTCTTTCTGTATTCATTTTCTAATTCCTCCTTAAAAAAGTTAAAAAAATATGAGAGAAGGTCCGTTAAGACCTTATCTCTTTTTGTATATCTATGTTAGTTAAACTATTAGTTTAATTCTGTATTTTCAACAATTCCCCAATAGTTATTAGCAACTACTGCTACGTCAAACATATGTTGAGCTTGAACTTCAACTGAACCATCTTGTAATCTGAATTCGTCGATTAAAGTTCCACCTTCAATACCGATTTTAACTGGTTTTTCTTTTCCAGCTGGCATAATGAAAGCATATTTATCTTCAACTGTTTTAACTGTGTTACTTTCGTCTTCAAAAGATTGTTCTAATAATACGATATTAGCTCCTTTGTAACGTCCTACGTAACCCATTTCTCTAACGTCATCTAAATCTTTCATAGATGATGTTGGAGTAGCAGCCCATCCTGGTTGGTTGAATAATTCAGATGCGAATGCTCTAGTACAATAAATTGTAACTGAATCTCCATAAGCAGCAACTGTATTTAATACGCTATCAAATACTGTAGCATCGAATCCAGCCATTTCTGCTTTGTTAGCAGCTGGTCTGTCTTCAGCGTCGATTGCAGCAACTAAAGCACCTTGAACTTCTTTATAAATACTGTCTGCAAGACCTTCTAGGATGATGTCCATTAATTCAGCCATGTCAACACGACCACATAAGAAATCTCCTAATTCTAAAATAGCAGCTCCAGCGTAAACTCTAGGACTCATAGTGATATCTCTAGTATCTACGTTGAATGTTCTGTAAGTACCATATTCTCCAGCAACAGTAACGAATCTTTTACCACGTGCTACACCTGTTCTTTGTTTGAAAACAATTTTTTCTCCTGGATTAACTGATTGAACTTCAGCAAATGCACCAAATTGAGCGATAACTTTTTTAGGTACTACTACATTAGCGATTTCTTCGATTAATTGGAATAATACGTTTTTATTAGCTCTGTAGTAAGAATAATTGTTGAATGCTTTTAATTCTTCTCTTAATGTTTCATTAACATCAGCAGCAGAATATTCAGCTGGGATTTTACCAGTTGCAGCAGCAATTCCTAATTCGATTAATTTATTTAATTCCATATTCTAGTACCTCCTTAATTATTTAATTACTCTGTAAGACTTAGCGTTTTTAGAACCGTTTGGAAGAGTACCATAAGGCATAACTCCACCAGCGATTTCTACGATACCTTCAACACCTGATAAATCAAAATCAGTTGTGAAAATATCTCCTGCTGTTAATTTGTAAAGTCTTGGTAAGTATTTTTCGCTTCTAGTGTAAATAAAGTTTTCCATTCCAGTTTTTCCATCTTCGTATCTACGAGGATTTGAGAAGTGTAAGTATTTAGCGTCAACACATGATTCTGTTTTTTCTAAAACGATTGTGTCAGTAGCAGCATCGATATAAACGATTTGTCCGTTTTGTAAGCTGTCGATACCTTCAGCTAATTTGCATTGAGCTTCGATTTCTCCAGTTTTACGGCTAGCTACTTTGTTTAATTCAACGATTGAATATGCCATAATTTCTTTACCTCCTAATTACTTGTTAGCTTTGTAACGTTTAACTAAATCCCAAGCTGTGTTTCCTATTTCATTATCAACATTAATATTTAATGAAAAGTTACTTGGAGTTTCTTCAGTTTCTTCTACAACTTCTTCAGCTTCGATTTGTTCTACTAAAGCACTTCCTAGTTCAGCTTTGATTTCTTCTTTAGTTAATTCATCAACTTTTTCAGTTAATGATGCGATTAATTCTTCGCCGTTCTCTAATTTAGTAGAGAACTTAGATATAATCTCTAATTTTTCTTGTCTTGTATATTTATTTAATGCTTCACGAGCAGCATTAAGCTCTTGTGTAAGTGATTCGTTTTGAGCTTCTAACTCAGCTATTTTTAAAGTGTATTCTTTTTCTTTGTCGCAACTATTTTTGCAAACACAAGGATTTTCTCCGCATTCAGGACATTCTTTTTCATCTTCTTTATCATCTTCTTCAGATGCATCATCAGATTCATCTTCTTTGTCTTCGTCTGCAGCGAATTCTGTTTCTTCAGCAGGAGCTTCTTCAGATGAAATTTCTTCAGCAGGTTGTTCTTCAGTTTCAACAGTTGTTTCTTCAACTACTTCAACTTCAGCAGCAAATTCTTCTGCTTCAACTTCTGCTTTAACTTCAGCTTCAGTTTCAACTTCAGCTTTAACTTCATCAACTACTACTTCAGTTTCAGTTTCTTCAGTATTTACTTCTGGTTCTACAACTTCTTCAACTTTTACTTCATCAATGTTTTCCATTTGACTTATACCTCCTTCTTCATTTTCTTGCATGTTATTCATATATTTAGCGTATTCGCTTACCATATGACTATAAGCATTTAAGAATCCGGCATCCTTGAAACAAGGCTCAACGTCTTCTCCTAATACTGTAATTCCAGCGAATTCAGCATTAGTAATGTTATAATACATATGTTCTCCGCGCTTAACCATAGTACCTTTTAATGTAGCAGGATTCAATTCCATAGAAAGTGATTTATTATCACTTAAAATGTTTTTTGCTTCCTCAAAACGTCCGTCCCAAACAACTACATCAACTTCAAGATACTCACGTTCTTTACCGTTTTCGTCTATTTTAACCCATGTTGGATTAGGTTCTAGTGGAACAAATCCAAAAGCAGATTGTCCATCACCATGTCCTTCAAAATCTTCTGTGTCGTAATTATACAACCCGATAATTGGAGTACCTGGTATTGAAGCCGCTAATTTGTAAGCTGCTTCGCCCTCAATAATAGAACGATTTGGGTTGGAACCCATATAAAAGATACGTGCTCTTCCGAATGAAAACATACTATTAACTTTAATTGGTTGTCCAACAAAGTCAACTGAAAAGGTAGCATACTTGCGTAATTCGTTCATTGTAGCTCCCTCCTATTTACTCGCGTCTTTCGCTATCGTTGAGTCTTCTTTTTCATCTTGAGTGACAGCAGGTCTTCCATTTTGATTAGTTTCTACATCACTGTCTTTTTTAGTAGGACTAATACCCTCGGTAGTATTGCTATCTTTACCACTTTGAGTATGCGAACTTTGTAGGGGAACAAGTTTCGTATCAAGGTCTAAGACATCATTCTCAAAATAAACTAGAGATTCAATGTAACGTTGTTTAACTCCCATAGCTATTTGTGGTGCTAATTTAGAAAAACCGAATTGAGCGCCTTTAAGATAGCTATCTATCATTTTCTCTCTATTCTTATAGGATGTCTGTAAATAAGAAAATACAAAATTGGTGTTTTTTATAATTTTTTTTCTACAAATTGTGTTCAAGAAATAGTTAAACCAAATTTCAAGTTGTCGTCTTAAATCTGCCATAAAGGCTTCATCTTTAATTTCACTATATTCCATTGAACCAGATGTTGTTGAGTTAAACATTTCAGCAGATAGACCAGCATCATCAAAGAATTGGTCATAATATGTTTGTAAGAACTCATAGTTTTTAGAAGCATCTCCAGTTTCGCCTAAAGTTAATACGTTTACTTCTTTTGCTAAAGTAGTTAAAGCGTCAACATTAGATTTTTTACCTGCTATATCTCTTAAATTCTTATGGAATTCAGCAGCCATTTCTAAATCTACTTCTGGATTTCCTTCTTTATCAATATCAATGATTTGAACTAATAATTTAGTAAGATTAGTAGCAATATAATCATCTCTTAGTCCTTCAAACTTATCAATACGAGCTAAAGTTTTAACTAAATATGCGAATGGTGGTCTTCCATCTTCTGTTGCAAATGCCATACTATTTTCAGCTGGCACTACATACCATTGATTTCCTTTTTTGTTTTTAAAGTTTAAATAAGCGTTTCTTAATTCTCTTGGATATTGTTTTAATATCTCTTCACGAGTAAGAATATTTTTAGATATTAACTCACTCATTACAGTGTCAATGAATGTTAAATCAATAGCAAATATATTAATAGATGGTGTTCCTGCTGTTCCAATTATTCTACAATAATCTGCAGGTAGTTTAATTGGTTTGTAATATACTGATGCCCCCTTCTTATATTCTTCTAAGAAATAGAAAGTTTCACCTTCAATTAATAAATCTAATAATATCTTAGAACTTAGAGTTTCAACTGTTAGGTCTTCATCTAATGCTCTTAGCGCAGCATTATAATCATTCATTAATTTCTTTTTAGGAATCTTCTTTTCTCCAGATAAAGGAGTAATCATATAATGGTTAAATAATAATGTAGATAAATATTTTAACATTCTGCGATATAATGGATCACCATAGAATATTCTTGAATATGTTCTCCAAGCTTGCTTGTCGTTATGTGGAGTCTTTAATATATCTTCTACTGAAATACGAGGTTCTCTACGTGTTTTTCCTGTATCATAAATAACTGTTCCATTTTTAACTGTGGTTCCCATAGCGGATATAGATTTTCTGAACTCACTCATATTTTCTTTTGAATATTTTGTTATTTGTTCATTTTCCACTTGTTTTTCACCTCCTTTTTCATTAATTTAAAAAACTAAATTGAGCTTTCGAGAAATCTCTATTACGATTTTTCTTATCTTGCTCTTCAACTTCACTGATATAGTAAAGCCCATAAACGAACGCTGATACCAAGTCCTTTCGCGTGCTGTTCTTAATTTTAGTTAATACAATTGTGCTATTAGTATCTAAGCCAGCTTTTAGATTGGATAATTGGTCTTGTAATTTTGTGGTTTGTGCATAAGGAATTAACTTATTAGCCTGTTTAACAGGGTCCATTTTGTTCCAAGACTTATATTTTCCAAAATATCTGCGTGCTTGTCGTTCATTTATTAGTAATGAAACACGTTTTAAACTCAAAATGAGGTGTGCATTTGTAAAACATTCGCTATTAAATTGACGATTTGCTTCAATTCCGTATAATTTTCGCACAGAATTGCGTTTTTCTGTGTTAGAATACTTATTTTTGTTTAAAAAACCATATGGTTGATAATAACCGTCAACTGATTGTTGTTCATCAATTAAATAATCTGCTAAACCAGCACCGGTTCCGTTGATGTCGAGAACAATTGCTTTAAAATTAAATAGATTATCCATTTGCTTTATATATATCGCTTGATCTCGATAATGGGTGCTATTCATCAATTTAACATTAACTAAATGTATTTTATATCTTTCACCAGTAGTATAAACTTTAAATATCAATGCTACGGTTTGGTCGCCTTCAAATCTCGCAACGTCGACTGCCATTATATAAAAGCCATCTTTAAATCCTGCTTCTGGTTTAAACTCTGGACGAACTAGTTTACGACATTGAGATATTAATTCATACGAATAATAACTATCTTCACTTCCCCCAGACCATACTGACATATATTCACGTAAGAACGATTCAAGTTTATAAGACGAGTTCTTTAATTTTTCCTGAACCTTATCAGGAGATAATAAACTATGCATTACTGGAATACGGAAATCTCCACCAAAACAAAATGCTTTGTGTGGATCTATGGCCATATCTACTAATGTTTCTAGCGTTCTATCGTGAGCATAAGTTCCACGATATCCCGCAGTAGTAATCATAGTTTGTTGTGCGTGCGGTTCTGTTGGATTAACAATTCCCGCAACAGTTCTACGGTCTACGTTCATCAATGGAATAATAATTTCGTTTACTTCGTCCCCGTCCATTAACGCAAACTCTTCTAATGTTCCCCAGTGTCTACGTCCACCACGGGCTGCATTACTTGTGGCAACGATGTCCATATGACTGCCATTCTTTAATTCAAGTTCGGCATAATCGGAACCAAAGTTACCATATTTCTTTTTAGCTCTATCCACATCACTTATATTAAGTTCGTTAACGAAGAATGGGAATAGCCTAAAGATTTCATTTGTTTTTTCTTCAATGATTTGTGCCGCTTGCTTCTTTGTATCCGCACAGGTAAAACCTTTACTTGCAGGAAGCATTATACTACGAATCATATTAGATATAAAGTTTAAGAATGATTTAGAATACGCACGAGGGAATGTTCCAGATACTTCTTGAAATCTCATACATACTCTTAAAAACACTCTTTGATAGAAGAATAATTTGAAGAATGAATCCTTTGGAGTGATTACATCAATCAAATAGTCTGGATATAAAGTAAATAATGTTACTATATCTTCCATTTCTTGACGATGTGAATCAACATAAGACGGAGTAATTACAATGTTATCTTCATCATTACGTTCAAGGATAACATCATAATACTCGTCCAATAAAAGTTCTAACTCATTATCTGAATTCATTTTCTACCTGTCTAAACATTTGTTCTAATTCTTCTTCATTTAAGGTTTCTTCTATTTCTATATTTTCTTCACCATTACTAGCATATAAAGCCTCTAAATCATCGTCATCTATAATTGTTCCAGCTTCATCTGCTAGTGATTTTTGATTATACATTTCTGTAGCTGTTTCCTGGCTATCATTAAATAAGCGACGAACATATTGTTGCATATTCTCAATAGTCTTATCAACAACATCTCTATTTTCGTTAATACGGTAGTTTAATACAAAACCTTTCTTTTCTAAGTAAGAAACAAGTTCACTTAACGTATTAATACTATCTTCATTGTTTGCAATCTCATTACCAATACCTAGCTCTTTCATTAATGTATTATATGCTTGTAGGTAAGATACTGCGTCTTTAGTATTACCAGCAGTAATTGACTTATCCGATAAAACGGATAACTTGGCCAGTTTACGAATAACGTCTTTACGAGCTTCGTCTTTAAAAGGATAATGACTTAGCGTATGACGTTCATATTCTTCCATACGCATATAATCATCTAATACTAAATCACTACTAGCTCCCCACTTTTTGCGAAGATATAATAATAAGTCTGAGTGGATAACAGTTATCTTATCAATCAATCCATTGTATTCTCTAGCCTTTTTCCAACAATTGTTTACTTGTTGCCAATCACTGTCTTGATATTCCCCATTACGCATATCATAGCAGTAATCTAATAATAGTGGGCCAAGCTTTTCGTAACTTTTCTCCATTTCAATCCATTTGTTAGTATCAAATGGTAAATCTAAATATTGACATAACTTATCAATAGTTTCTAATTTATATCTATCAACGTGTTGCCCCATACACATAACGCATATAACAGATAAGCCGTTTATTGAATATGGACAAGAATTTGAAGTTGGTAAATATAATTCTAAAGGTTGTTGTTCGCCACATATAGGGCAAACTCTATATTTTCCATCCATAATTATTCACCTCTATTTAATAAAGTAAGTAATTTGTCGGTAATCTTCAAAGTTAAATAATCCTCCAATAACATTGTTTCTATGCCATCTTCTGTTTCCTTTATAAAAACTTGTATATTATCTATTTGTTCTGCTGTAATAACAATTGGTTTATTCAGCATTTTTTTTAGCATCTCTTCTAGCACGTTTTTCCTCCCTACGCTTTTCTCGTTCAACTTTATCTTGATAAGCGCAACCTTTACATATATCTTTCCAACTTCCGTCCATATTTTGACTAAAATTCAATTCATCTACAAATAATTGCTCACCACATTTATCACAAATTTTCCATTTAGTCATTGTTAATAAAGTGCCGTCTGGTTTGTATTTATGTTCATTCCACCATAGATATGCATATTTTACTACTTGCTTAGAAATATGTTGTTTCCAAATGGTGCTAATATAATTAACACTATATGATTTCCCGTTGATTTCAAATAACTCTTGTGCTATTTGTTCATTTGGAATTTTATCTATCTTACGAATTAAGATGTGTTCGTGTTCAGGAGACCATCTTACTCGACCTAATAATTCATCTAAAAAGTCATATATGCCCCACCAAGGATGATAAGGATTATCAATTAATTTAGCCTTCATCCCAGAATAATATTTAAGCATATTATATATATGTTGCCAATTTCCAAAATCAACCATCATAGAACCAGAGCATAATATATGAGGTCCTATGCACATTCCAAATTCGTCGTGTGGTTCAGAATATCCTTGGAAACTCATTCCTGCACCAATGATAGGTCTAAATATATCCTTTAATAAGAATTGCTCTCTACGAAGATCTACCATCCATTCACGTAAAAAATATTTAGTTTGGTATGTTGGGATTAAGCGTCTATTGAAATCTATGTCACGTTTTCCCTCTAACACGTCCTTACAATATTGATATTGCTCTGTGATATTATCAATAGCTTCCCATAAATCCTTCATACCAGGAATATCGGCATCTTGCTCTCTATCTATTCTAGGTTTAGGAATTTTATAAATAGATAACTCTTTATTGCGTTGTATGGCATTTTCGCCTAAGGTAGATTCTATTAGTTCTTCATAACTAACTTTCTTTTTACTGCCTTGCTTTAATTCAACTTCTGCATCAACATCTTCTGCATATAGAAGATAATTAGCTACTTTATCTAATTCTGAAGGTGGAAAACCATCTAATTCTCCACTATCAGCTAAAAAATTTACTAGTCCCACTCTCTCTTCGTATGCTTGTAAATTATAATCTAATTTTTGTGCTACTTTCATATTACTCTCCTGGCCCTCTAAATATTACTACCATACTTGGGAATGGGGCACTATTTTTACTATTACCAAATTTTAATCTACCTTTAATAAATCTAATTTCAGCTTTGTGATAAATGTATTGATGGAAATATCTTGTATCAGTTCTTGCTGGTATTAACATAACTACTAGTCCATTAGGCTTACATCCCTCAATATAAGCTTTACGAACCCAGTCTTTAATAGCATCACCGTAAGGAGGATTACAAAATACTCTTTCTCCTTCCCAACTTTGCTCTAAACCATTAATTTCTTCTGTAAAATATTTCTCACACTTGTGGTTATAATCATCTGCACAAGGATCTAATGTAAAATTAAACTCTGCATTTAATTCGTCATAAAAATCTTGTGGAGTGCTCCATTTATCATCTTTACTACTAAACATTACCTCAATATTTTTCATATCGCAAGCCTCCTTGTATTTAACTATATATACTATATCATATTTTCCTTATTTTGTCAAGAGCAAAACTTAAATTTCTGTAAAAAGTTTTCATTGACAAAATAAGTATATTAATATATAATATATATAAATAATAAATATATATAAAAAGGAGTATGATAATATGATAGAATTAACAATTGGAGAATTAATAGGGATAATAATGTTAGTTTTTGTTGTGTCAACAATAATAAACAATATACTAAGCCATAAGAGAAAAGAAAATTATACTTCATGTGATTACATAGTAGTATCAAAGAAAACGGGTATAGAATATAATTGTATAGGCATTAGAGATAATAAAGATGACACAAAAGAGATATTAATATATAACCATATTTCACAATGTTTTGAATGGTGGAGTATATATCAATTTGAATTTAAAGGTAAATAGACTTTACAAAAGGTTTAAATTGTGATATAATATAAGTGTAAAATATAAAAGGAGGAAAACTCTATGGGAAAATTATGGAACAGAATAAGATATGGTAAAAGCGATACTCCAAAATTTATATCTTGTGAAAATCGTTGGTTATATCAAGGTAAGTGGATATCAGATAGATTAGCTTATAGTTTATTATCTAATAAGCCAGTTGAGTATGAATATTCATTATTTGAAGAAGATTATGGGGCATTTGGATATGCTGGTTCATTTAATGAAGTAGTTAATTTAGTGTCTAAATATCCTTTCACAATTCGCTTTAGTGATATGACACAATTTAGCACTCAAGAGATTAATATGATTTTAGGCATACAGCGCGCAGCCGTAGAAAAACGCAAAGAAGAAGTTAACCAAAATATTCAAGATTTAAAAGATGCACTTAGAAACTTCGGGGAGTTCTAGTTTATGAGAAATCGTTACGATATTAGATTTTATCAAGAGAGCGCCGATAGCTTGCGTATATGGGTTAACGATAAATTGCGCGAGCACGAAACTCTTCGAGGCGTAGTGCCAACTACGGTTACTGCCGACCTAGCCAACTCGTTCAAGAACGACTTAACTGACGCGATGCGTCATTACGCTATTTCGTATGACGAAATACCGGCATTTTTGGAGCATTGGCTTAAATTTTTAGCGGAAACTGACTCAAAAGAGTTTACAGACGGCTCCAATTCGTGATATAATGAATATGTAAAATGAAAAAAGAGAAAATATTTCATTTCTCAGGAGGTGCAACGCTATTATGGAAATTAATAAAAACATCGCAGCCCAATCCCTCAAGTGGCTAGAAGTTTTGTTAGATGAAGTCGATACGCTCAGCAACGAGGAAAAAGGCGCAGTGCAAACGCTCATTAATTTCTGGCGTATGTATATTTCATTTACGAGCGAATAGGAGGTGCGAAAGTTTATGTGGCAAGCATTTTTTTATGGAATGGCGGGTATGGCTGGAGCCCTAGTGGCTTATACGGCTTACGACGCACTATTCAGTTTCTGCGTATGGTTACGCGGTAGAAAAACGGCTAACACAAACCCTAAACGCCGCAAACGCTAACGGGGCTCACGTCCCAAACGAGGGGCAGTTTTGTATTGCATTTTTTTGTTTACAAAAGCCCCAAAAATTTTTTATAATTAAATTGTAAAAAATAAAAGAAATAAAAAAATAAGAAAGTTGTGCATAAAGCACGACGAACAGGAGGATATTATATTATGAAACCAAGTTTTGTAGCTTATGAATGTGAAAATTGCGGAGGAGTGTTCTACAGAGACGTAGTAGACACAATTATCGATGATGGCGCAAATTGCCATGTAATCGTTGAAGTATTAAAAGATGCGGAAGGCAACGACGAAGAATTCCCAATGTGTGAATGCTTAGGTGGAGACGCTGACCACATGATCGACGTTACTGACGCTCCCATCGAAGAAGCGTAAGACAAAATGCCCATATATCGCTATGGTCAGGGCGATAGACGGGGTTACCTTGTATTTTGACCCAGTGGAGATTGCGCAGTATCAACTTCTTGGATACACAAATGAGCAACATCCGGTGTATAGATTATTTTATAAGAACGGAATGGCCGAGGATATGATTGACGCTTGGAGCGTCATTCCTACGGCACAATAAAGCACTAGCCCCTTTCACCCTGGCTGGTGTTTTTTGCTGCGCAGAATTTCAAAAAATAATTTTGTAAATTCGGGGAGGAAATCCAAAAAAAATTTTTCAAAATTCGGGGAGGAGCTCGCAGCTATATAGAAAATTTTTAGGGAAAATTTACTTAACCCACCCCCCACCACTCAGCCGAGTGTATCGGGGTTGGTGGTATGGTATGGGGGGTGGTAGTAAAAACAAAAACTTGATTATGATTAATCAAGTTCGTTATAGAAATATGTTACACCTTTTACCCAATTTGCATTTAAATTATTTTTATCATTTGATGCTTTTAATGGTGCATATTTTGGTTGTATCTTTTCTATTGTTGTAAGTCCTTTGTTAAAGTATCCGTTCTTTAAGTTCTTAATGAATGAGTGTATGCCATCTTCTTTAGTATTAAACTTGTAAAATGATTTAGTATTACTATTATACAAGCCACCGATATTATTACTATTTTTAAATAGTGGGCTTGTATAGTTTCCAGTTTCGTGCTTTGTAATTGCTATTGCTATTTTGATTTCATTATATGTTAAGTTATATTCTTTTGATATGTCATATATTAAACACTCATTTGTTCCTATATTACATATATAAGTTCTTTGTTTTTCTTCTTCGGTTGGTTGCTTTTCTTCTTCTTGTTTTTCTTCTTCCGTTTCTTTTAAACTTATATTATATGTTATATAGTTTGTTATATGCTTATTAGTCCATTTAATAGGCTTTTGTGGTATTGTTATACTTAATACTATAATTAGTATTATAATACTTGTTTTAAGCCTTTTAGGTATCTTATTTAATATGTTATTAATCTTTATACTTATTAAGTATGTAATAACACTTATAAATGATATACAACCAATTAATGCAAGTAATATATTTTTAATTAATGCTTTTAATAATATCTTTGTTAATTTAACTATTTTCTTTTTATAACTTATTAGGGCTTTTTTTTGTGTCCTATTTAAATATACTTTTTTTAATACTTTCTTTGTGTTTATTTCCTTTGTTAATTCCTTTTTATTTAATGTTTTCATATTGTCTTATCTTCCTTTTCTTTTCTTCTTTTATTGTCTTATTGTCTTATTAATTCCATTTATTTAATACATATATATTACCATAACATTTTATTAATGTATTAGTCTTATATAAGTTATAAAGACTATTCCATAATAACTCTTTTGTTATAAAGTTCTTAATGGTTAAAGTCTTATATAATTGTTTAAAAGTTCTTCCACCATTTTTTTTAATTTCCTTTATAATATAACTTTTCATTTTTTCACAACCTTTCATTTTGATAAGGCTTTCTTGTCCTTATCTTAATTTAATTATAAATGATAACTTTTAAAATTGCAATACATAAAAATACTTTTTTGTGTAAATAGTGTAAAAAGTGTAAAAAAGTGTTATTTTCTTCATATTGAGTTATTTTGTTATAGGTTAATACATTTATACCTTTTTTAATAAAAGTGTCTTAAATGGGCTAAAAATGGGTAAAAATGGGTATAAGGGAAAGATCTTTCCCTTTTTTGGGCTTTTTGAAAAGTTTTTTTAAAAAAAGTTAATTTAAACTTGCATTTGGTTTTATAGTGTGGTAATATATAGGTAGTTAAGGGATAACACCTTAACAAGTCAGTTATTTGAAAATTAGAAAAGGAAGTGTTTAAAAATGAAATTGACTGAAAAACAACTTTTTATTGGTGGTTTACTTGTTAATCACTTGGAAGGGTTAGTAGTTTATGAGTTTATAGAAACTTATAAAAATGAATTAATTGAAAAGGGTATAGATACACAAAAAATTAATTCAGTTAATGCAACTCTTGCAAGTCTTGCAAGTGAAACAAAACAATTAGTTGAAAAAGGTAAAAAAGAATATAATGAAAAGTTATTAACATTATATAAGCCAACTCAAAAACTAATTGATATTATCAATAATAAGGAAGAAGAAAAATAAAATGGCTTCTTTCATAGGTTGTATAATGTTTGTTAGTCCGTTTATACTTGGTATAGTATGGGTTATACAAACATTAAAAGAAGAAAAGTAAAATTTTCTTCTCTATATCTAATCATTAAAATATTAGTGGTTAGATATAGGGAAAAAATTTCCCTAGATGTTCTTTGAAAATCGGCTTGTTTGACTTGATAACCTTTTCAGTGGGGTTAATGGTTGATTAAATCTAGTAATGACAATATTATACTAAAAAAAATATAATACTGAAAAGGAAAACAAGAAACAATGAAAAATTTACAATTTATAAAAGCGAAAAGCGACAATACTTTATCTACTCTAGGGGGTAGGGCTACCAATTTAGCCCCTATTAACCTATCAAATTGCAAAAGGTCAAGCCTTTTAATTGATACCGAAACAATAGGGGACATACAAAAAGGGGAAAAAGCCTACCCATACGACATAAGTTTTTTACAAGTTAAAAATGGTAAAAAACTACACGAGATAAGTTATATCAATAAAGATATATTTGATAATGAAAAGTTAATGAGTAATGCTTTTTATAAAAATAAAATACCTTTTTATAAAAAAGCACTTGCTAACGATATTAGATATATTAAAAAAAGTGAGGTTGATATTTTGATAGAGTTAAACGAATTTATAAAAAAGCATAAAATAACTTATTTTATGGCTTACAATGTTAAGTTCGATTATAACTCAATTAATAACTTATATAACCTAGAAAAAAATAGCCATATCAAAAACGAGTTTAAAAAACTTTATATAATTGATATATGGAAAGTGGCTACGGACATTATAAAAATGTTTCCCGAGTTATACGAAAGCTATATGATATTTTGCTACAAGCATAATTTATATAGTGATAGTGGAAAAAATGTTCAAACGGGTGCCGAATGTATGAATAAATTTGTTAATAATGATATTAACTTTGTTGAGTGTCATACGGGGCTTGAAGATACATTTTGTGAGTTAAATATTTTAACTAAAATGTTATGGTATTATAAGAAATCTACTAACCTAGATTATTATTATAAACTAGATAGCATTTTTAACGGACACGGAAATGTTTTTAAAAATGGGGCTTTTAATACTGATAGAATAGAGTATATCTTAGAAAAGCATAACATAAAGGGGTAATGGTTAAATTGATAAAGTAAAGTTAAACAAGCCGAATAAAAGAACATATAAAAAGAATATGAAAGGTAGTGTTCTAATGTTTAAGAACAAAATGGGCTTAACTTTACTTGATAGAATAATACTATTTTTCCAAGTAAAAAGGCTAAAATAAGGGTATAACAACCCTTATTTTTTGTATAAAAAAATACTTGTATTTTATTGCATTATATGATAATATATAGATACCTAGGGGGAAACACTACCTTTATAAAATAGATAAAAAAACTTCCAAACAAAAAAGAACTTTTCAGCCCCTTAGGTTATTGTCTTATTTTGGGAACTTATGTTCCCCTTTTTTATGCTTGACTTTTAAGCCCCCTTATATTAATATATATATTAACGAAAGGAGTGTATATATGTTAAGTTTGTTTAAAAAGAAGAAACAAGAAAATAAGACTAATGCTATACAAGACTTATCAATTACTTTTGATAACGAAACACAAACATATAATATCATATTATTAAATGATAAAAGAAAAGTCCAAATCAAAAAGGCAAAAGATAACGAAATAGTATTAAAAACTTGTTACAAGAAACAAGGACGACCAAGAAAAGACGGGCTAGTATAGCCCTCTTTTTTTGTGCCAAAAAGCGAACGAACGTTCGTTCGATCAAAATTCTGCCACCCCAAGGAGGATCCGTCCCCCAGGTTCCAAGCGCCCGCCCCCTTATTCGCGCCACCGAAAGGAGCT